CTCGATGATGAGTGACGAGTTGAAGATCAGGAAAAGAAACGACTATACCACGAAAGAAGAGGTTCCGACATGGCTGTAAAGGATCAGGTAATCACGCAGGAATACGCGCTCTATAACGGAGATTGCGTCGAGGTGATGAAAACGCTACCGGATAATTGCGTCGATCTTTCGGTATATTCTCCGCCGTTTTGCGGGTTGTACAATTATTCCAGCAACGAAAGAGACTTGAGTAATTGTCGCAACTATCAAGACTTTTTTGTCCACTACGGTTATGTGATTGCCGAAGTTGCGCGGCTGACTAAGCCGGGAAGGATATCGGCGGTACACGTTATGGACGTGCCTGGCAAGGGTAATGGCGATACCGCAAAAATGGGTTGCGGGGCCAATGTCGGTACTGGACTAATTGATTTTCCCGGCGACGTGATACGCGCCCATGAGGTTCATGGATTTATATTTTGCGGGCGTCGAGCCATATGGAAAGAACCATTGGGCGTGCGCAATCGCACCATGGCGAAGGGGCTGGCGCATAAACAGATCGTCGAGGATTCGACGTTATGTGATGTTGCCAGCGCCGACTATTTGTTGATGTTTCGCAAAACCGGCGAGAATGTGGTGCCAGTAGATCATCCTACCGGACTGCAATCATACGCCGGTGAACGTACCATTCCTGCCGATCTCCAGCGGTATAAGAACCACAAGGGCAAACAAACGGAGAATCGATATTCACATTGGATCTGGCGTCAATATGCCTCGAGCGTGTGGGACGATATTCGTATTGGCCGCGTGTTGCCGTATCGTGAGAGTCGGGAGCCAGAGGATGAGCGGCATGTACATCCGCTCCAATTAGATGTTATCGAGCGCGCGGTAACACTGTGGAGCAATCCCGGTGAGACTGTTCTGAGTCCGTTTTTAGGCGTTGGTAGCGAGATATTTGGCGCGGTATCCAACGGCCGACGTGGTATCGGTATGGAGCTCAAGAGCTCATATTTTGCGCAAGCGGTGAAGAACTTGGAACAGGTCAGCCGCGCGGTTGAGAATGAGGATTTGTTCGCTCATGCAATCTCGGAAGAATAGTCTTATCGAGTCCGCCACCAATATTCTGATCGGGTATTGGTGCGCGGTTCTCACGCAGTTAATCGTTTTCCCTATAATGGGAGTTGATGTTTCGCTGGACAAAAACCTGATGATCGGATTGGTTTTTACGCTGATCTCATTATTACGTAGCTATGTGATCAGACGTGTTTTTAATCGCTTTGAAAGAAGGAGTATGAAATGAGTGATGTTAATGAAACAGTGCGACATATTACGGCAGAAGAGCGGTGGGCTTGGGGTCCAAGTTGCATAAAATGCAATAGTGCTTGCCATCGTGGTATTTTCCCAATCATAGGCGTTATTGAGCGAGCTTGGGGTTGCATGAACTGTGAGCAACTACATGTCACATATCAAACACTCAGCGAAGACGGCAGTGGCAAGTATGTTCTCTTCACACGAGAAGCCAAAGGTTTTGATTTACAAAATATTCGTGATGGCAAGATCTAATTGGATGACATGACATGACCGACGATCAGATACGAATAACCTGCAAGGCCGCGTTAATCTATCGCCCAAAACACGAATCGCCAGAAGATTGGGTGCAAATTGTTTTGCTCAATATTATCAAACGCATTCATAAATATGATTCAGAAATTGCGGCATATTCGACGTGGGCATACCACATAGTTCGGCGCTTAAAATTCCATCATATCAGAATGCGCAAGCTTAAATACATTGTCACAGTAACGAGTAAGCTGAATGAAAACCACAAGATTGATGAAGATGAAAACAGCATCAATGGCGTGGTATCCGATGTTCGGCGCGCTGTTAACAAATTACCAAAGGATTGGCGATTTATTGTCAATGCCACGCTCGATGGTTATCAACCAAAAGAGATTGGCGCGGATCACGGCATGAGCCGTCAGAACGTCGAGGTGAAGCTACGTCGGGCATACCAGATGTTGCGGGAACATCTGTTTGATTATTCCGAAATGATGATAAGAGGATGACATGGAACTTAGACCGTATCAGCGTGCAGCATGCGATAGCGTGCATCAATTCTTTATTGACCATGGAGAGGATGTTAACCCTTGCGTGGTCATCCCTACCGGCGGCGGTAAAACTCCGGTCATGGCGATGTTGTGCGCAGAACTCATAGCCAATGGCGCGCGTGTGCTGATTATGGCGCATGTTCGGGAACTGGTCGAGCAAACATACAATCGACTTGTATCGACTATGCCAGACCTTCCGATCGGCATATATTCGGCGGGGCTAAAACGTCGTGATCTCAACAATCAAATTATTGTTGGCAACGTGCAATCGATCGCGCGTAGGATCGACCAGTTCAAGGTAATTGACTACATATTTGTTGACGAAGCGCACCTGATCCCGCACGGTCAAGATGGTCAGTACAATATGATCATCGAGGCTATGCGCCAATCCAATCCATCGCTACGGGTTGTCGGATTCACGGCAACACCATATCGGCTCAAGGGCGGGATAATATGCGCCAGTGATCACATTTTGAACAAGGTCAGTTATGAGATTGGCGTATCTGATCTGATTCATCAGGAGTATTTGTGCAAGCCGATTAGCAAGCATTCGGTGAACACTCCAGATCTACGCGGCATTAAAACAATTAGGGGAGATTTTGCGGAAGCGGAACTAGCCGAACGCATGATGGAAAACAATCTGGTAATGCTGGCATGCCTTGAGATCTTATCCAAAACTCAAGATCGCAATCATGTTTTGCTGTTTGCCATCACGCTGGCGCATATGAAATGTGTGGCAGAAACTCTTAGAGCAATGGACCTTAAAGCGACGATCGCAACTGTTGATGGCACTACGCCATCGGCGGAGAGATCGTCAATTCTACAAGCATTTAAGGCGGGCAAAATTAAGTATCTGGTCAATGTCGGCGTGCTGACGACTGGATTTGATGCGACGATGATTGATTGTGTGGTGTTGTTGCGTCCGACTCAATCCCCTGGCCTTTATTACCAAATGGTTGGCCGTGGTTTCCGATTGCATCCGAACAAGGCTGATTTTCTTGTGCTCGATTTTGGCGGCAACATTCGACGCCATGGACCAATTGATCAGATTCAAATTAAACCACAGAGGGAAGGCAAGGGCGGGCCGCTAACAAGGTCATGCCCGAATTGTCAATGCGAAGTTTCGATCACTCAACGGGTATGCCCACATTGCGAATACGAATGGCCAGCAAAAGAAGGTAAACTTCACGACGCAATCGCTGAGGACGAGGTCGATATTTTGGGTAAGTATGCCAAAAAGAACGCGGATTACGATGCCGAATATGAGGTGAAAGAAACGACATACGATATTTATGTCAAGAATCATCCGGGCGGGATATTTAACGGTCGCCAAATCGCACCATATCGACAAGAAAAGCTTAGGATTAATTACCACACGACATGCGGTAAGACTGTTCGAGAATGGCGAACGCTCCACCAATTAAAATCATGGTGGAAACGTAGATTAGTCGATTTAGAAGGTTATGGAACTAGTTACGACATAGAAAATCCGGAAAGCATTGAAGACGCTTTATTTATTTTGCAAAGAATTAAAGACGGAGGTTCAAAACGTAGTGATGCATATGACTGTGATTTTGGTTGTCTTGCATTTTATGAAACAGTCGCCATTCGAGTCAAAACAACAATGGGCAAATGGCCAGAGGTTGTAGACTCAGCAATTGATACAAGTGTTAATGTTTTGTTTGATTAATGACGACACGAAAGGAATTCGACAATGATGCTGGAAGCCGCACTCCGATACGCCGGTTATGGATACCCTGTTTTTCAATGTGCGCCCAATGGCAAAACCCCGCTAGGCGGTAATGGCCATCTCGACGCAACAACCGATCTGGACCTTATAACGGAATGGTGGACCGCAACGCCAAATGCAAACATCGGTATATCGACAACCGGGTTGCTGGTTGTCGATATTGATGGCGAAGACAATCCATGGCCGGGATATGGTTGCGATGATCTCGGAGTAGGCGCGGCCGCAAGAACGCCAAACAATGGGCGACATTTTTGGTTCCGCCAGCCCGCTGGAGCCGCGTGGCGATCAACCGCCAGCCAGCTTGCACCTCGAGTCGATACCAGGGCAAATGGCGGCTATATTGTTGTTGCGCCATCGAGATTACCAACCGGGGTATATTCGTGGGTTGATGACGCAAGCCTATTTGATATGGATTCATTGCCATTGCCGCCGCAATGGCTCATCACGGCATTATCGCCAGTCAATCGGCAGGTTGTGCCATCGACGCCGGACGGCAACGTCATCATCCAAGGATCACGCAATACCGCACTCGCTCGAATGGCTGGAGTCATGCGCCGCGCGGGCATGACGCAAGCCGGTATTGAGGCGGCATTGATGGCCGAGAACCAACGATGTTCGCCGCCACTACCACGGGATGAGGTCGTCCGGATCTGCACAAGTATCAGCCGCTACAATCCTGACGATATTGCGGTTGCCATTGTTGAGGATCATTTTAATCAAGACGGTATTGAGATCGAGGACCAATTTGCGGTCGAGGATCCGGGACCATGCCCGGAACACCTATTGTCGAGTCCCGGTTTTGTGGATCGTGTCATGACCCACACAATCGCAACAGCACACTATCCCAATCGAGCCCTAGCATTCGGTGGAGCCATTGCCATTCAAGCATTGCTGGCTGGCCGCAAGGTTTGCGATCCATACGGGACACGCGTCAATCTGTACGTTGTTGCGCTGGCCAATTCCGGAGTAGGCAAGGACCATCCGCGTAAGATCAATCGGCAAATCATGTCGAAAATTGGTGAAGGCAAATGGGTTGCTGACCTGATCGCATCGATGGAAGGACTCGAGGATCGCCTACACGCCCAACCATCCATGTTGTTTCAAACGGATGAATTCGACCATTTTCTTTTGCAAATATCAAAAGGTAAGGAAATTCGATACGAACAAATCATGGCAAGCCTGATGAGGTTCTTTACCACGGCAAGCAGCACGTATTCCATGCGGGCAAAAGTTGGCATGGATTCGCTCGAGATTGTCCACCCAAATTTGTGTCTATTCGCAACCGCCATCCCGAAGAACTTTTACGAATCGCTCAACGCCAAAGTTATGTCCAATGGCGGGCTATCTAGAATGTTGATTCTCGAGGCCGGAAATAGGGGCCAGCGGGGTTCAGGTCGTCACGTTGATATCCCAATCGAAATAATCGAAACCGCCGCGCATTGGAAGGCTTTAGGAGGAACGCAAGGCAACCTGGCTAACGAGTTTCCCGTCCCGCTGGTAGTCTCGATCACGCCGGAAGCAACCGACATAATTAACCAATCTCGAGACTACGCCGACGAACAATATCAAATAGCCGAATCTGCTCAAGACGATACCCGTATGAGTATCTGGTCTCGAGTCGGCGAGAAGGTTCACAAATTAGCATTACTGCACGCATGTTCAGCGGATTATCGCAACCCAATTATTGATGTTGCCGCCGCAACGTGGTCCACACAATTTGCCGACTACCAAACGCGCAAAATGTTATCCAGCTTGTCAAAACATATGGTCGATGGCGAACATGGCCAGCGATGCAAAAAAGCCATCGAGATTTTGTTGTCGTGGCAATCCGAACATGGCGATACCTTTA